TTTGTCACGGACGGCGCTATCGCGAACTAATCTTTCCCCTTCCGAACGAAACCCGGCGACAAACGATCGTCGCCGGGAATACACTTACAGCAATGACACGTAAGCAACCGGCGATTGTGTCGGTTTTTTCTGGTGGGTGATATGCCAAAGATCGAATTTATCGAGGACGCCGAATACGAAGTCGCGAACGAAGACGGGACCCGAAAGGCTACCAGAATCGCTAAGGGGACGATCCAGGACGTCAACGAAGCCACGGCTGCGCGGTGGGAACGTCGTGGTAAGGTGAAGCGGGTTATTTCCCGGATCGAGCACGCGATGAATGCCCCGGTGGCGCCAGCCGCACCCGTTGCACCTGTCGCTCCACCAGCACCACCAGCCGCCAGTGTGCTCGCCGCGCCGGTAGCTCCGCCCGCGCCGGCACCAGAACCGGAGAAGCGTGGACCCGGACGGCCGCCCAAGATACCGGGAAACGCATAAGCGCGTCCGCACGCACGCCAGCCGGCGAGCGAGACACGTTCCCGGACTGGCGTGGGGAAACCGTCTTGGTTCTCGGCGCTGGTATGTCGGCGAAGACGGTGGCCGATACGCTCCGGCCGGGAGCGGTGCGGGTGATCGCGATAAACCGGTCATTCGAATTGATGCCATCGGCCGAAGTCCTTTACGCGGCCGATTCAGGTTTCTGGCGCGCGTACCCGCGCGCACGCAAGTTCGATGGTTGGCGGTTCTGCGCCGATGATCACATTCGTTATTTGGACTCAGGCGTCTACCCTGTGACCATTGCGAAGGGTCCGACAAAACTTAGGCTAACAGAAATGATCAGGCAGCCGGTCGGCACCGTCGGTTATGGTGGCAATTCAGGATTTCAGGCGGTTAATCTTGCGGCGCAGTTTGGGGCGTCTAAGATATTGCTATGTCTGGATTATTGCGGGGCGCACTGGCATCCGGACCATGGGCCGGGACTTCGCAATCCAAGTGCTTTTGAATTTAAGAAATGGGCGAACGACCTCGACCGGCAAGCTGGAATTCTAAGATCTTGGGGCATTGAAGTCTTAAACGTCGCACGAAATAGTATTTTGAGAGCTTACCCTTATGCCGACTGCGGTTTGTTTAATAAGAACGAGTGTGCATTATAGGCACGAAGCTTTTATAAAAGGGCTCGCGGCCGCCGGTTACATCGTAACTACCAAACCGCTTAGGAAGATCGACCGCGACGACATTCTTGTTATCTGGAATCGCGGCAGTCAATTTCAGTATGAAGCGCGGCGGCATGACCATGCACATTCTCGGATCATCGTCGCCGAGAACGGCTATACGGACGCGGTCGACCAGGACGGCCATCAATGGTTCAGCCTGGCGATCGACCATCACAACGGGTGCGGTCGCTGGTATCAGGGGGAAACCGCGCGTTTTCCGCTCATGGGCCAAAATCTGAGGCCGTGGCGGGAGGAAGGCGGTTTCATCCTGGTGTTGCCGCAACGTGGCATCGGTGCGCCTGGCGTGGCCATGCCGGCGAGCTGGCCGCGCCTGATCGTCGAGCGTTTGAAGAAGGTGACGCGGCGCGAGATCCGGGTTCGGCCTCACCCTGGATTGAAGTCGCTCGCCAAGCCGCTGGCGCCCGCGCTCGCGGGATGTCACGCCGTGGTGACTTGGGGTTCGGGCGCGGCGCTAAAATCCATCATGCTCGGCGTGCCGGCGTTTTATGAGCTTCCCGGCTGGATAGGTGCGCCGGCTGCGCGGTTCGGGTTCGACACGATCGAGAACCCGTTCCTCGGCGATCGCGTGCCGATGTTTGAGCGTATGGCATGGTCACAATGGACGGTCGCCGAGATCTCCAGCGGTGAACCTTTCCGGATGCTTATGAAGGTGCCCAAGAAATGAAAGTCGCTCTTTACGCCTTCCCGCAAAACGGCCGTGCCAACCATATCGCGGATGCCATGCAGATAGGGTTGACCGTGCATGGCATCCGCGCGCCAATCTTAAGGCGGTGGACCGGTGACGTGGTCGCCGATGTTGTCATCGCATACGGCTGGAACCACGAAGCGGTTTTTACCGCATATCGGCGAGCGGGCGGCCATTTCGCTTATTTCGACATGGGTTATTTCAACCGCAAGCCGGTCGGCGACAAGGGCGGCGCGCGGGAGGGACATCACCGGCTTTCGGTGGATGGTTGGGACACCGCCGACACCATGGCGCGCGGCATGCCGGCCGATCGGTGGGATGATCTGGGAATCGAGGTCGCGCCGAACCGCACCGGCGAGCAGCCGGGCGCGGTGCTGGTCGCCGGCATGTCTGGCAAGGCGGCCGGAACCCATGGGTTCAAGCCGCTAGAGTGGGAACTTCGCACGGTTGCCCAGATCAAGAAAGAATTTCCCACGGTCGAGGTGATCTATCGACCCAAGCCGGCGAGCTTGGACGCGATCGAGCCGATTGCCGATGTTCTTAAGCGCGTTGGCATGATCGTCACCCATCATTCAAACGTCGCGGTCGATGGCTTGGTTGCGGCGGTACCGTCATGGGCGGCGAAGGGTGTCGGCAAAATGGTGTCGGTGCCGTCGATGCTCGACGCGGTCGCGCAGCGCGCGCCGGTACTGTCGCTCGACGAACGCCGGGCCCTGCTCGCCGATGTCGCTTATGCGCAATGGGCGCCGTCGGAGATGCGCTCCGGCGCGGCCTGGGAACATATCCGGAGGATCATCGAGTGAGGTGGTGGCTTGGTCGGCTATGGATGTGGTTTCGCGGTGATCGTGGATGCGGCGGTGAGGGGTTCACCCTCGACAAGCAGAATCTTCCGGTTCCGTGTTTTAAACGAGGGTGTCACTGATGAAGTTCGTTTTCTACATCGCGGAAGGCAAGTCGCGCGAAGCACCCCTTTGCGAAGCTTGGGTGAAAGGGTGCCGCATAACTGGCGATCATGTCACGGTCGCGCCGAACAGGGGGAACCCTATCCCGGCTGATGTCGCGATTATGGTCGGGCTCAAGTCGATCGTGCTGCGTGAAGCCTGCGTCGCGGCCGGTCAACGGGTCCTGATCTTCGACAAAGGATATGATCGCCGGGATGATTGGTGGCGCATGGCGATCGACGCGCACCAGCCGACTGACTATCTCGGCAAAATCCCGCGCGACTACGCGCGTGCGGCCGCGCAAGGATGGAACCCAAAACCATGGCGTCAACCGCACCCCGCTTCCCCTGTGATCATCGCGGGCGGTGGCCGTAAATATTACATCACGCATGATCTTCCGGAGCCGGCCGAATATGTCGCCGAGATTGTGCGTGATATTCGTGCGGCAGGATGCACGCGCAAGATTTGGTATCGTCCCAAGCCTTCGATGTCCGACGTGGTACCAGTTGCGGGAACGACCTTGTCTCGGCATAAATCAATTTACGAGATCTTGGACGATGCACATGCGCTGATCACTTACGGCTCGAATGCTTGCTTTGAGGCGATGCTTGCCGGCGTGCCGTCGATCGTGCTCGGCGACGCGATCGCGGGTCCCATATCGTCGCGCCAGATCGACGACATAGAGGACCCGCTACTTGCACCAGACGGGGGGCGTCTATCGCTGCTTGCCAGTCTAGCTTACTGTCAATTTCGCGCAAGTGAGATCGCGAGCGGATGGGGCGTCAATGAAATTAAAACGCAATTACGCGAAGTTGTACCGGGAACATCACGCGACATATGAAAAACATTTCTCTGGTAAAGTAAGTCAGGCACAAATCAGAGAAATAAGAAAATTAGTCGAGTGGTCGAAACCTGATCGATTGCTAGATTATGGATCTGGTAAAGGCTACCAATACTTAGAAAAACGGATTCATGATCAATGGGGCGGCCTCCTTCCTTATTGCTATGATCCGGGTGTTCTACAGATCGGCAATAAACCAGACGGTACATTCGGCGGTGTCATCTGTACCGACGTCATGGAACACATTGACCCGGACGATGTCGACATGATCCTTGCCGACATTTTCGGGTCTTTGCATCAGACCGGACCGGTGTTCGCTTATTTTCACATCAGCACCAGGCTTGCCGGAAAGGTGTTCGACAACGGCGAAAACGTTCACCTCACCGTGCAACCGTCGAGTTGGTGGGATGCCAAATTGAATCGTTTCGAGACGCGGCCGGATCTCATCATACGGGCGACCTATGCAGATTAGAATCGTCAGCACATGCAACGCGGAAGGCTGGAAACAGACCGGCCGGCGTATGGCGGAAACCTTCGTCGAGCACTGGCCGAAGCAGGCGACGCTTGAGGTTTACGCCGAAGGGTTCACGGTCGACGTTGCCGGCGTCGTCCAACGCCAGTTGCCGGAATGGTTTGAAGCTTGGAAGGTCCGGCACGCCGACAACCCGGACGCGCACGGGCGGAACAAAGCGCGGTTCGGCAAGATCGACCTGCGTAAGGGCAAGCCGTATAGCTATCGCCGCGATTGCGTTCGGTTCGCGCACAAGGTCGCGGCGCTGACTGACGCGGCCGCGCGGCCGCCGGCCGCGCCGGGGTGGTTGATCATGTGCGATGCGGACGTGGTGACACACGCAACCGTGACGCTCGATTGGCTGCAATCCCTGGTGAAGGACCCGGCGTTTTACATGGCCTGGCTCGATCGTGCGGCCTGGTATCCAGAATGCGGGTTCGTGGTGTTCAACGAGACGCACCCGGCGCATGTGCCGTTCATGACCTGGTTTCGCGACGTCTATGCGACCGATTACGTTTTCAAGTTCCAGGAAACCCACGACAGCTTTGTGTTGCAACAGCTTGTTGCGCGTGCGGTCGCGCGGGGGGACTTTCCTAAACCTGTCAGCCTATCCGGCAACGATATGGCGCGGCGGTCGTCACATCCGTTCGTTTATTCTCGGCTGGCCGAACGTCTCGACCACGCCAAAGGGAAATTCAAAGCCGGCGGTCGCACGCCGCGCGGATACGTGAAGCGCGGTGAGGCGCATTGGCAATGAAGTTTGTGGATTACGATCGGAAGATGCAGAAAATCCTTGCGGCACCCGAACCTTACCAGGGCGATCGGTTGGCGCGGGCATTGCCGTTCTGTCGTCAGCGTCGCCATGCGCTCGACGTGGGTGCAAACATTGGACTTTGGACGATTCAACTTGTCGCCGTCTTTGAGTGGATAACAGCTTTCGAACCGCATCCGGATAGTGTTATCGCGCTACGCGAAAATGTCATCAATCGACCGTCGGTGAAGGTTTCGTCAGTTGCGATCGGCAATCTAAACGGGATTGCATATTTGGATAACTTAAAACACCCGTTTGGTTCGCATATTTCACCGGCTGATGTGCGTGGTGAAGTTGAAATCGACATGCGGACTCTTGATGATTTTAAGTTGACGCAGGTCGACTTCATCAAAATTGATGTCGAGGGGTTCGAAACATTCGTCGTCGAGGGAGGCGAAGAAACAATTCGCCGCGACCGGCCGGTGATAGTGGTCGAGCAGAAACATGAAAGTCGGTATGGTTTGGAACAACGCGCCACTGTGACCATGCTAGAGAAGTGGGGCGCAACGGTCGAATGGAAGATTAAACACGATTTCTGTATGAGGTGGAAATGACTGTTCCATATACAAAAACTAACGTTGGTAACAAGTTGTTTACGATCGAATGGGATCTTGAATTGACTGACGCCATGGGTTCTGTTTCTGGAGATGTTTTCGAAGCTGTCGATTGTGAATTGCTTTCAATTCATGCGACAACTTTAGGTGTTGGTGCGTTGAGTAAGTTCAATTTCAGTAATAAAAATTCCGCGAGTGTTTCGATAAATATTGGAAACCCTGACAACAATATAATTATCGAACCTCCGTTTCCTTCCGTTCGTTTCTACAGCCCAACTCTCGAAGAAGCGGAAGCGACTTTGGCTGTTGCTCTGTTGTTCAAGGAAATCTAAAACATGATAGTTTATCCGCGTGTTGTCGTCGAACGTATTGGTAAAGTAATTGGTAACACGCGGGTAGACCAAGCGACCATTCAGTTTGAATGTATGAAGCCTGTTATTGAAAAACTTGCACCACATTCGCTTTTAGATTTGGGTTGCGGTTGGGCAATCATCGATATTTTCATTGCTCAACATGCGCCGGTTACTGAAATCCATCTGGTTGATGGTACAGGCGACGGTACTGTGGAAAAGCGGTCCGGTTTCAAGGATGATACCAAGGCTTGGAATGATGTTCGGTTCGGCGCGGCGATCGTGAGGGAGAACCTTGGTCATTCGGTGGAAGTGTTCGAACATTTCTCAGAACCTGAGAAGATTAATACTCAAGTTGATTTGATTATTTCCTGTCGTTCTTGGGGTCATCATTACCCGATTTCCATTTATTCCGAAACCGTGATGCGTTGTGTTAAGCCGGGTGGTTTTGTAATTACGGATATACGGACAAATACCGACGGATTAGAACAACTTAAGAAAATGGGTCTGGAGATCGTCGAACAAATACCTGACAAATCTTCTAAGTGTACCCGTTGGCTGCTTAAGGATATGAGATAATGCCTAAACCGTTTCGTTATGACGACCTGGTTTCCCCTGGTTATTGCGAACTACTACATGAAATGCATCAGTCGATGCCATGGGGAAACAAAGGTTATAAGTACGGTAATGACATTATTGAATTTATGAGTTCGCTTGGTGATGAAGGCGGACAAATGTCGATAATTGATTATGGTTGCGGACAAGCGACTTTAATTGAACATTATCCGGATTTGAATATTCGGTGTTATGATCCTGGTGTTATTGAATTTTCAGATATGCCGGAGCCTGCGGACCTTGTGATTTGCACGGATGTTCTAGAGCATATCGAACCGGAGCTTTTATATAATGTTCTCCGGCATATAGCCGAGCTTGCACAGATGGGAATTTATTTGCACATCGCGACGAAGCCGGCGAAGCAACAGCTTCCCGATGGGCGAAACGCGCATCTGATTGTTCAAGGTCTGGAATGGTGGCGCGATAAGCTCGCGACAATTTCGGATCATTGGCAGATCCGGGACATGATTGAGGGTTCGAAGTCTTTGACTTTTTGGTTAGTGAGGAACTGATGAAACACGCGCGCCCAGACTATGACCGCATTCAAGATCCGGCCGGGCTCATACCGGACGATGAACCCGTTTTCCTGGTCCGTGGTTCCGATGCGGTCGCCGCGCGGACAGTTCGTTTTTGGGCGAACGAGGCGGAAGCCAAGGGCGCGGCGCCGAACATCGTCGAGGCTGCTCGCCGGCAAGCCGAGCTTATGGACGCTTGGCCGATTCACAAGGTTCCGGACATGCCGGCATGAGCACTTGGATGTGTCCGAAATGTGGGTTCGTGCAAGGCTACCTGACCTTGCGTGCGCGTGACGGCGCGATCGGTGAGTCGCGCGGACCGGAAATTAAGTTGTGCCCAAACGATGATACGGAGCTTTATGAAATGCGCATAGTCGAAGGAATTTCCTTACCTTTGGGGGATACCCATTTCGCCGAGCATCTTGCAAAGGGTCCGGCATTCGAAGGCAAGGGAACCTATCAGTTCAGCAAGATCGAGCGCGCGTTAGAAGTGGCGACCAGGCGCGGGCTTGCACTCGACGTGGGTGCGCATATCGGGCTTTGGTCGCGCGTGCTCGCGCATTCGTTCGCGCGGGTGATCGCCTTTGAGCCATTGCCCGCGTTGCATCCGCATTTTCGGATCAACACGGAAGATTGCCCCAACGTCAAGCTGATCGAATGCGCGGTCGGCGCCGAGTGCGGCGAGCTGGACATCGTCACGGTGGCCGATAATTCCGGCAATGGTCACGTCGCACCGGTGGGTGTCTCCGGCGCGTGCATCGCGCATGTCGAGGCGGTGACGATCGACAGCCTGAATTTGCACGGCGTTGACTTCATCAAGATCGACGTCGAGGGGTTCGAGCTTCCTGTTGTCCAGGGCGGCGCGCGCACGATTCAACGTGATCGGCCGGTCATGGTGGTCGAGCAGAAACCCAACAATGCGGAGCGCTACGGGCGCGGCCAGTTCGCGGCGGTCGACCTGCTCAAGGCATGGGGATATGTGGTCGCCTGGGAAAAGGCGGGCGATTTCTGTCTGACGTGGGCGGCATGATGGCGCCGGCCGATGAGACGTTCTGCGAATTGAACGTCGAAAAAGAGGGCGAACGGTTTGTCGTCCGTGATCAAGACGGGCGTAGGGTTCGCGGTGTGCGTGCGGTTTCCGTGAATCAGCGCATGCGAGAAGTGACTACGGCCACGGTGGAATTTATCGTGTTCAAGTCCGGCACGCCGGAAGCGGTCAAATGAGCGAGTGCGTTAAAGGCGAGCGAGTGCCGCGCCGGAGCATAGGGGTGTGGCTTTGGGATGCCTTAATCAATACCGGCGAGGGTTCGGCGCTCGCCGGTATGGGCTGGACTGAACCAGATCCAACCGGGAGCTGTCCGAAATGTGGCGCAAAGCCGGGGGAAGTCCATAAATGAGACAGTCGATTTTTATCGGTTTCGACCATCGCCACGCGGCCGCGCACGCCGTTTGCCGGCATAGTATCGAGCGGCGTTTGACTCGACCGACATCGGTGCGCGGCGTGGTGCTGGCCGATCTGCGCGCGATGGGGCTCTATACGCGGCCAACGGAGATGCACGAGCACGACCAGCTATGGGACGTGATCAGCGAAGCGCCGATGTCGACAGAGTTTGCCATCAGCCGATTCCTGACGCCGCATCTCGCCGGCATCGGCATGGCCGCGTTCATGGATTGCGATATCCTGGCGCGGGTCAATCTCGGCAAACTGTTCAACGAGATCGACCCGCGTTACGCAGTGACATGTGTCAAGCATCAACACGCGCCAGTTGAGGCGGTGAAGATGGACGGTCAAATACAGACCGTATATTCGCGCAAAAATTGGTCTAGCGTCATGGTCTTCAACTGTGATCATCCTGCCAATGCGGCGTTGACCGTCCAACTAATCAACAGTGTACCCGGTCGAGATCTACACGCTTTTTGCTGGCTTAAGGATGAGGAAATCGGCGAGCTTCATCCGCGTTGGAATTATTTGGTGGGACACACGAAGCTCTATCAGGAACATAACGGAGACAGTCCGGCGCTGGTGCATTGGACCGACGGATATCCGCTGTTAAAAGGATACGAAACAGCGGAATATGCGGGGGAATTCTTTGCCGAATTGACCTCATGGGCCAAGTGATGTTTGTCGAAGTTCTTGAGCAGCCTGGTGATCGTATGGTCAGCCTCGCCGAGATGAAGGCGCACTTGCGGGTTGATCACACCGACGATGATTCCTTGATCGAGGTTTATACGATCGCGGCCGAACAGCGGGTCGATGGTCCGTTCGGTATCACCGGCCGTGCGTTCCGGCCGCAACGGCTGCGTGCGTCGTTCGGTAGTTTCGGCGCCAAGATCTGTTTGCCGTTTCCGCCGCTGATCAGCGTGGATAGCATTGCCTATTTGGACACCAACGGCGCCGAGCAGACATTCGCCGAGGCGGGCAACTGGCGGGTGATCGGCGCCGGGACCGAACGTGGCGGCGAGATCGTTCCGCTTTACGGTGTCGCATGGCCGTCATTGCTCGCTACCTCTGATGCGGATCTCGTGCGCGTCACCTTCACAGCCGGCTATTATTCGGCGGCCTCGCCGGAGAACGACCGCGTGCCGGAGATCGTCAAGGCGTGCGTCAAGCTGATCGTCGCGGATTGGTATGAGTTCCGCCCGTCGAGCGTGATCGGTGCCAACGCCGCGCCGACACCGCACGGCGCCGAGATGATCATCGCCCCGTTCCGCGTGGCGGGCGCTTACATCGCGCTGGACGATACCGGCGGCGGCTACGGAAGCGGGCAAGTGAACATAGACAGCAACGCCGGTTGGGGCTGTGGCTCCGGCTGCTAGGGGGATATCATGCCAGCACAGTTGCAAGCCGGCGACCTCGACCGGCGGATTACCCTCCAGCGCGCCACAGTGACCACGAGCACGCCGTATAACGAACCGGTGGAGGTGTGGGGCGACATCGGCACAATATCGGCGCAGCGGGCTGACGCGAGCGCGGCGGAAGGCTATCGAGCGGCTGAGGTGGGTGCACAGATTTCGACCCGGTTCACGGTCCGCTATTGGAGCCTCACGCGGGGCTTGACGCCGAAAGACCGTATCAGCTTCGAAGGCAAGTTGTACAATATCACCGCTACGCGCGAGCGGGTCGGCACAACGCGGCAATGGATCGAGATCGACGCCGTAGCGAGTGCGGACAAATGATATTTCCTGATGAGGTCGCGGCATTCCTTCTGAAAAACAAAACCAATGACGTCTTTGCACGTCAGATTGCCCGCGCACACAAGCAAGCCGGAACGCTCGCCGAGCTGTTCACCGAATATCGGCCGCGTACTCTGCTCGATATCGGGTGCGGCCTGGGTATGGCGGCGATCGTGCTTGCGGTTCGGTTCAACCTCGACGCAATCCACCTACTCGACGGTGACGGATCCGGCGATATCTTCCATGACTATCGCGCGGGTGCGGCTCCGTGGAATGATGTTCGCCTTGCGGGCGCGCTCGCGCGCGCCAACCTACCACCCGCATGTGCGGTGATCGAGCACCCGTCGGACCCTGATTTGACGATACCGGTCGACGTCATCGTGTCGTTCAAATCGTGGGGAACGCATTATCCGATCTCGACATATCTGCCGCTCGCCGCGCGCTCGCTCAAACCGGGCGGCCTGATCGCGGTTGACCTGCATCCGTCGGACCGGCTGCATGGCGAGCAGGCGAGCGAGATCCAAGCCGCCGGCTTCGACCTGGTCGAACAGTACGGCCGCCGACACGTTTTTCAATGTCGATAGTTTGGCCCGACCAGGTCCGCGACTATCTGATCCGGACCGGGCGGGATCTCGATTACAGTTGCCCGCTGATCGAACTGGCGGCCGTGCAAAAGTTCGCCGCGCTCTGGCCAGTGCTCGCCGGCCGGCGGCCGCCGGAGTCGCTGCTCGATATCGGCTGCGGCCTGGCGCTGATCGATGTGCATCTCGCGCGCGCTTGGCCGGGCGTGCGTGTCCATCTGCTCGATGGCGACGGCACCGGCGCGCAGGATAGGGGCTTCAAGCAAACGATGACCGCGTGGGGTGACGTGGCGGCCGGCGCGGCGATGATGCGCGCGAACGTGCCGGCCTGTCCCCCTGTGACCATCCACGCGCCGCGTCCGTTTCACCTGGCGGTTGATCTGATCATTTCTTCGCGGTCGTGGGGCCATCATTATCCGGTTAGCGTATATGCCGAATCGGTGGTTCGGTCGCTCAATCCCGGTGGCCTGGTCGTGCTCGACATTCGTACCGGCACGTCGGGATTGACACAGCTTGCCGCGCTTGGTTTCGAGGTCGTTTGTCGGATACCTGACCCGTCGGAAAAGTGTGGTAGATTCGCGCTCGAATATGCACCGTGACATAAGGATGGTCACATGCCAGCCGCCCGTATTGCCATAACGGCATTGGAACATATCCGAGATGACGAACTATTCTTACAACTCGGACAAGGCTATCATGAAGGTGCATTAAGAGTTATTCAAGCGGGAACGCCTCCAGAAGATTTATTGTTCAGATATTTGGACACGAACGGCGATGGTTCTGGAACTAAAAATGCAAATGGTGACTATAGTTCAGTAGCTCAAGATTTTAAAATTACAACTCAACCCGGAATTTCTAGTAATTTAATACAAGCGTTGAACATACATATTCGAGATGGTTCGGCGTTATCTGCTAATGAATATGGAAATATCGCGGCATTGACGAACGGTGTTAGTGTAAAAATTCACAATGCTTCAAATGTTGCCGTGATAGATTTAACAGATGGAATTCCTGTTAAGTCAAATGCTGGATGGTCGAGGGGTGCGTTTAATATGCGTGCTGATGATTTTGGCAGTGGTGATAATTTTGTTTCTGCTCAATGGCATTTCAATGACCCTGGTTCATGGATATCGTTACCAATAGGTTATTCGCTTCGTGTTCATTTGAACGATAATCTTACCGGTTTGGTTGATCATTACTTTTTTGTAACCGGTCATGTACACAGGACAGGTGGTTAATGGTCGAGCGGGTCAAGGTCGAGGGTTTCAGCGCATTGAACGCCAAGCTTAAACAGCTTCCCAAGGGCGTTGCTAAGGGCGTTCTCCAGCGTGTCGGCAAAAAGGTGATGCAGCCGATTGCCGACCATGCCGAAGAGTTGGCGCCGAAATTGTCCGGAACGCTTAAGCGGTCGATCCATGTTGGCACGCGGTTGTCGAAGCGCCAGCGCTCGTTGCACAAGGGGGAAGCTGGCGACGTCGAGATCTTCGCGGGTGCGGGTCCGTTGCCGCAGGCGAGCTTGCAGGAGTTCGGCACATCCGAGTTTCACGCGCAACCGTTCATGCGACCGGCATGGGACGCGGGTAAGGTCAAGCTGCTCGCCGATATCGAGACGGAGCTTTGGGCGGAGATCCGGAAAGCATTGGGGGGCTAGGTGGAAGCGGCAATCATCAGCATGTTGCTCGCGGATGCCAGTGTCGCGGCGATCGTTGGCACGCGCGTTTATCCGTTGTCGCGGCCGCAAGGTTCGGCCTTTCCGTCGATCAGTTTGTTTTCCGTCGACGGCGGGCCGGAGTACGCGGACGATGGCGAGACGGGTCACGAAGTCCGGCGGGTGCAGGTCGACGGTTGGGCGATGACCTACACTGAAACGAAAGCGATTGCGGCGGCCGTGCGGAACGTGTTGAGTTTCTTTTTCGGAACAGCGTTCGGTGTTTTCTTCGCTGTGATCATCCTTGAAGACGAACGGGATTTTCGCGAAGGTGGTGGCGATCAGACCGAATATCCGTTTCATGTGACTTTGGATTTCGTCGTAACAACAGGGGAAGCCCCATGACGGCACGAGTAGGACGGCAAGTCGATTTCTTCTTCGGTGGTAATTCCCCTGGTGATCAAGTCCAGGGTGTTCGCGAAAAGGGAGTCGAGTGCAACGGTGAAGCGATCGACATCACCAGCGATGAAGACGACGGCGTTCGCACATTGTTGACGATACCGGCCGAAGACCAGGTGAATATCACACTTAGTGGTGTCACCAAGGATACGCGGATGAAAGCCGCGTGGTTCGCGCGCGAGCGTATGAATAACATCACTCTGCGCTATCCGGATGGCTCGACGATCTCCGGTGATTTCTTCATGACAACTTACACCGAAGGCGAGAATTATAAGGAAGCCACAACCTTTCAATCGACGTTGCAATCGTCCGGCGTCGTCACCTTCACGCCGGGATAATCATGTTTGAAGCAGTTGACCTAATTTGGGGTGAAGAAGTTTACACGATCGCACCGGATAAGATCCTCGGTGCGATCGCAATCATAGAAGAACATTATACATTTCAAGATCTCGCTGACGCCAACCAGAAGCAAAAGCTTTCCCTTGTTGGTCTCGCGCGTGCATATGGCGATGTGATGCGTTATGCTGGCGCGAAAATCACAGATGAACAAGTGTATGTCGGCATGTTTAGCGGTAATATGTCCAGCAATGTTCGTAATTCTGTTAACACTTTACTCGCCATGATGATTCCACCGTCTGTCATTGCTGCGGCTAATCAACCAGGGGCAGGGGGCGCGGCAAGGGGAAACCTAAAATCGTCAAAGGCGTCTATCAAGCGCTCGTCTGCACGGGGAAAATAGCACCGTCCGCATTTTGGGCATTGCAACCGGGTGAGGTGTGGTGGTGGATAGAACACCTCAAACCGGCGCCGGACTATGCCGGCATGTCAGAGGATGAGGTAGCCGCGATCTATAGCGAGGCATATGGCGATGGCGACGACTAGCGAAATTGGGTCATTGCGGGTTCGCCTGGCGCTGGACGCGGCGGAATTCATCAAGGGTGGCAAGTCGGCGGAAAGCGCAATGGAAGCGCTGGCCGCCAAGGCTTCCGAGATTGGCGCCACGATCGGCACGGCGCTTAAAGGCGGCCTGGTCGCCATCGGCGCGGGCCTCACGCTCGCCGGCATCAAGGCGGCCGCCGACAGTCTCCACGACCTTGCCAAGACGGCGGACGGTATCGGGATCACCACCGACCAATTGCAAGAATTGGGACATGTCGCGCTGCAAGCCGGCATTAGTCACGAGACGTTCAACGAAACACTCAAGACGTTCAAAGATCGGCTTAAGGAAGCATTCGACGGAAGTGGTGAACTTGTCGATAAGCTGAAAGAAAACGATCTTGCTTTTCTGAATACCTTGCGTGGAACAAAAGATGTTTCTGACGCGCTCAAATTATTGGCCGATCATTACAACGAGCTTACCGATAACGCCAAACGAAGTGAACTTGCGAATGCTGCTTTTGGTGCGAACACTGAGGAACTGACACGCTTTTTAGAAAATGGAAGCGCCGGCATAAAGAAAATGTCGGATGAGGCGAGCGGTCTCGGTCTTGTCGTTTCAAAAGCGAGTGTTCAAACAGGTACGGAATTTGCCGAGGCTATCCGAAAATTAACTGTCGCCGCTGATGAATCATCTGAGGCATTCGGCGTAACTCTTAAGAACGCGATCATTTTAGTTGCGCCGCTGCTAATCGATCTCGTCAATATCGCGACACAAGTCATTGTCAGCATTCAAGGAATTAGCACGGCGATCAAGGAAGCGTTTAGCACGACAGCCGCCGAGCAGGTCACACAGCTAACAGTGAAGGTCACGGACGCGGCGAATGCGCTCGCTGAGGCTGAGGCGAAGCTTGCCAAGCAACCCGGCGCCGTGGGGCTGGAAAATATCGTGAAAACGCGGCAGGGCCAACTTGACGCGCTTAACCAGCAACTTGCCGTTGCGCAAGGCGAGCTTGATCGTACCACCTCCGGTATAATGGGACCCAAGCCGGCTGACACACCCGTCAAGCTTCCGGATATCAAAGAAACGGATGACGAAAAGGCTAAGCGGTTGCAGGCGGAGCATGAAGCGCAACGAATAATGAATCAAGAACTTGATCGATACAACACGCTCCGGCGCGAAGGCAAAAAGATCATCGACGAGACGGCCACGCCTGAAGAGGCGATGTTAGACCGGCAAGACAAACTGAATCGCCTGCTTCAAGCTGGTGCGATCGATGCGGACACCTACGGCCGTGCGATGCAGAAAGCAACGCTCGTTGCCGTAGGTGCCTATGCTGGTATGGCATCGGCGATCGCCAGCAACCTGGAAAAGGTGTTCAGCAATTCCAAGGCGGTGGCGATCGCCTCGGCGCTGATCAACACCTTTGAGGGTGCCACGAAGGCGCTCGCCGCGTACCCGCCACCGTTCAACTTTGCGGTTGCCGCGTCGGTGGTGGCGGCCGGGCTCGCACAGGTCGCGAACATCCGCAAGACGTCCAAGGGCAGCACGGGAGGCGGTGACAGCGGGAGCGGAGCCACCGCCAGCGCTGATACCGGGACCGGGTCGGGCTCGACCTCGACGCAAGGGGGTGTGAACCAAACGCTTTTCGTCCAAGGCATTTCACCTACGCAAATGTTCAGCGGTGACGTGGTGCGCAATTTCGCTGAATCATTGCTTGCTTACCAACGCGATGGCGGCAAAGTGATCCTTGACCGGGCATAGGCGAGGGCACAATGAGCGTCGTAATATCGAGCAGTTTGGTTGTCAGCCTCACCCGGTCGATCATCGGTGACAGCCTCAATGGCAATAGTCCGCTTGTTGGCTATCAAAACCTGGTCACGATTTCCAATATCAGCACCACTTCCGAAGATCCTAATAACCCGGCTGTGAACCTGGCGAACCCGGCGACGCATCTGGTATGGGTCGGTCTCAACGGTTCGCCGACGGGTGACGAATATATCACGGTTGTGCTCGATACCACCGAAGACGTCGATTATGTCGGGATCGCGCGGCACAATTTCGCAACCGGTCTCATCCCGGTGTCGGTCGAGATCCAATCACAGAACGGCGGTTCATGGGTCGAGGTGATCGCGGACTCATTCTTGCCTACGGATGGCCCTGTGATTTTCCGGTTTGAGCCGCAAGCCTTGTACGCGGTCCGGGTGCGCCTCCAGCCTTCGCGAGCGTCAACGCCGGTCGCGCCGACGGCGGCCGTGGTTTATGTCGGGAAGCTGTTGCTTTTGCAGCGGCGCATTTATGTCGGACATACGCCGATTCCCTATGGTCGCTCGCCGCGCATCGTCGCGGGCAAGAGTGAGAGCGGTAATTTCCTTGGCCGCATCCTGATCGGTGCAAGTCGGATGACCGGTGTTGATCTCGCAAACCTAACGCCGGCATGGTACCGCGCTTACATGGACCCGTTCATAGACGCCGCGCAGTTGAACCCGTTCTTTTTCGCGTGGCGACCGCTCGATTACCCTTATGAAGTTGGTTACGGTTGGATTACTGACGAGCCGCAACCAACGAACCAACGTTCTAATGGGATGATGCAAATCAGCTTCAAAATGACTGGTATCGTTTAATGACCGGCGAGGGCAAGCGATCGTTGACATATGTCGAGGTCGATATCGATCATTGCGCGAACACCTATGGAATCGCGCCTTGCACGGCGGCCGTCGGTGTGACTGGTACAGACAAATGCTTCAACAGCCTGAAGACGTGCCAAGATCGGGTGCATTTCATCAATGACCCTGTGACCATCCGGTTTGCCATCGATTGCGATTATCTTCCGACCGATATCCCGGCGATACCCTCGATTGGTGGTGTCTCGTTCTCGCCGGCAACGATTAGCCTCGGTAAGGACTTGGGTCAGCGCGCAACGTTGAATGTTAAGTTCAGGGATCATCCACACAGTGATACGGGTCCCGGTTTTGATAAATACTACGCCGAACGGTCTTACAATCCATTTGAGCAGGGATCGTTTTGGGGCAAATGGCGTGCGCGTCAACCGTTCCTTAAAGGTCGAGCAATCCGGTTGATCCGTGGGTTCATTGGTCAAACGCTCGCCGAGATGGACACACGGCACTATATCATTGAATCGTTCGATGGTCCGACACCGGCCGGTGAATATAGCCTGATTGGTAAGGATGTCTTGAAGCTTGCCGATGGCGATCGTGCGCAAGCGCCGACTGTGTCGAACGGGTTTCTTGTCGCCGGCATATCGGCTGCGGCCTTGTCGGCAACGCTTTCACCGTCCGGTATTGGTGCGGCGGAATATCCCGCATCGGGATATGTCGCCATCGGCGGCAGTGAGATTATGAGTTTTACGCGCGTCGGTGACGTGCTGACGATCGTGCGTGGGCAATTGGGAACGACGGCCGCCGCACATGACGTGCAAGACCGGGTTCAGCTTTGTTTGCAATATGTTGGTCAAGATCCGGCTGACATCATTTATGATTTGTTCACGACCTATGCGCTGGTACCACCGTCATATATCATTTTGAACGATTGGACGAATGAGACGGGATCGTTTCTGCAACGGTTGTATGGTGCAACGATCGCGGAGCCGACGGACGTTAACACCCTAGTTAGTGAGCTGATCGAGCAGGCCGCCCTTGCGATGTGGTGGGATGACGTCAACCAAAAGATCAACCTTAAGGTGCTGCGCGCGATCTCGGTGGACGCTTTCACGTTCGACGATGAGAACACCTTGCAGGGTTCATTGCAGGTCACCGAACAGCCGAACCTTAGAGCATCGCAAATCTGGACCTATTACGGCCAGCGCAACCCGCTCCGGCCGATCGACGAGCCGGACAATTTCCGCTCGACCCTTGCGACAGTCAATCTGCAAGCCGAGACGGACGAAGGCCAAGCGGCAATCCTGAAAATCTTCTCGCGCTGGATACCTGCGTTTGGCCGCGATACCGCCGAGCGGTTGAACGATATCCAGCTCGGTCGGTTCCAGGTTCCACCGCGTCGGTTCACCTTTGAGGTGTTCCGCGATTCGGTCGACGATCCGGTGTTAGGCGGTGGGTACCAGGTCGGCAATTGGTCAATACAGGATGCTTTTGGTGCGCGTGCGCTCGCGCCAATTCAGATCACCAGGTTGAACGGTGTTGCTGAAAAGTTCACGGTCGAAGCTGAGGAAATGCTTTTCGAAGCGCTCGACCCGGCGGACTTGATCGACCGAACCATCATCATCGACAGCAACATAAACAATGTGAATCTGCGCACGATCCATGATGGTATTTTCCCGGTTCCGGTTGCGTTCGAGTCCCCTTCGATCACCGTGACATGCATTATTGAAAGTGCGGTGATCGTCGGTTCAGTCGACACCGCCACGCCATCATTCGACGTCGGAACATGGCCCGGCGGTGTGTCCATCCATCTCGTAAACAATGGCGAGATACGCGGCGCGGGTGGCGCGGGCGGTGTTGGCGGTAATGCCAACGGTTCTAACACCGGTTCGCCGTTGAATGGCTTTCCCGGTGGTACGGCGCTTTATACGCGATATCCGATTACTTATGAGGACGCCGGTTCGATCACTTATGGTGGCGGCGGCGGTGGTGGTGGTGGTGGGTATCGCGGCGGCGGTGGTGGTGGCGGTGCGGGTGTTGTGCCGGGTCTCGGTGGTGATGTCACCACGAGCACGTCAAGCCCGTCACCGGGCGACCCTGGAACGCAGGACGCGGGCGGCCTGGGTGGTGACGGCGGTGGTGCTACGGATCTCGACGGCGGTAACGGCGGCACACCTGGCGTCGTTGGTAATGATGGTCAAAGCTTGCCGGCAAGTTCACTGTTCGGTGGCAATGGCGGCGCGGCCGGTGCCGCGATTGACGGTATCTCGTTTGTGACGCAGGTTGGCGCGGTGGGCAGTCGTTTGGGCGGACAGGTGAATTAGATGGCCTTGGCAAGATGGCAAGCGACTATCGTCGACGAGGACGGGACGATCCTTCCCGGCGCAAGCGTCGAGGTTCGGCAGGAAACTGGCGGTTCGCCGCTCGCGGTGTTGTTCAGCGATCGAAGCGGCCTGGTCTCGATCGGGAACCCTTTCGTTGCCGATGCGGAAGGTTTTGCCGCGTTCCACGTCATTGGAGGCGCCTATAAGATCACAGCGACGTCAGGGACGTTCTCGCGGACATGGCGTTATGTCGGCATTGGAACTGCAAGTGAACATGATGATGATTCGGACGATCCATTATCAGGAATAGCGTTGGATGCCGGTGCATCAATAAATTGGAATTTGGGTGATGTTACAATTACCCATGTTTTAAGTGGATCACCTTTTGAAAGTTCATTGGCTTTTACTGGTGCCGAGGGTGGTTATAGTTTTGATGACGATATTTTACAACCATCTAAAGGCACTCATGGTTTATGGACGGACGTTTCGCCTTTCGTAAGTATTGCTAAGTTGGATAGGGTGTTTGTAGGTTCGGCTGATAGTTGCACCGGATCATTTAATGCTAATGACCAAGGTGGAATTGTTCCTACAGTTGCCAGCGGTGCAAGTTATCTTGCTGTTCACGCGCAATTACTTTCATACGCTCGAAATGGTGGATATGGTATTGTTGGAGGTTCGCGTTCATCTGATCAGTTCGGCACATCCGGGAGCATCGGTGTTTCTGGTTTCCTGATCAATGACAAGGCATCTGGTATTGGTTGGGCGCTCTATTCTGATTTGCAGCACGAGAGCGGTGCGCTGTCCAGCTATGGACTTGAAGTTGCTGCAAAGAATAAGGGAAGCAATGTCAACCCTGACCCATATAACATGGGTGGTGCCGGTGTCATTGGTGTATGGCTTGCTGGTGGTGGAGATAATGCTTACGGTGGGAATGCTGCGAACCCATCGGCCAATGCCATCGGCATTCTTAAGAATGCACATACCTGGAATAAAGGTATTGTGTTTCGAAGTGATGCACTGACGGGAACAGATGGCGTTACTGGTGTCGGCGAGGCTATCTCGCTGGCGCGCGGTCATCAAATCAACTGGTACTATGCAGGGAGTAATTTTGGCGCCGGTATTCAATCGATTGTCGATGCATCGTCTAGTTCGTTACTTCAAACATTTGACGATAAAACAGTTTATTGGGTAAGTGCTACAAGTAAACTTGCATTTCAGATAAGTTATAACGCAAGCGCTGTAAATTATCTGACTGTCACATCGACCACGACAGGCAACGGGCCAATAATTGGCGTCGCTGGTGATGACACTAACATATCCTTAAACTTGACCGGCAAGGGTTCTGGAACCATTCTTGCTGACAGGCAAATAACTGCAACATTAAGCAGCACGTTTGCTATTCCGCTTCAAGCTGTCAGTACGGATGCAAGTGCAAGCGCTGGACCATTCATAAATCTATTCCGCAACTCGGCGTCACCGGCGGCTAATGACCTTATCGGTTCTTTCCTTTGGCAAGCTCGCAATAGCACACCGGCGACAATCAACGCAATCCAACTTGCGGGAACACTGCTTGATCCAACGGCCGGAAGCGAAGATACTCAACTTGATCTCACTTTGTTTGTTGCCGGTGCCACATCGGCCGCCATGTCTTGGGCAAATGGCGTTACCATCGGTGCGCCGACTGGAGGTTTTCAAGGCGCTGGAACGCTCAATATGGATAATGCAATCTACCGCGACGGGACACAAGTTGTCGCAACGCGTGTTACAGGTTGGAATGCTCCTGGTGCTGGTGCTACGAGAGGAACATTCAATGTGGCCGGAGCAACCGCCGCAACATGCGCAGGGGCGATTGCTGGATTGATAGAAGACCTGCGTTCTCATGGATTGATAGGAACATAAAATGGCAAGCAATCTTTTCGTATTACCATTCAATGGCTTATTCCCTCCATTGTCTTTGGCCATCAGGGAAAAATCAGAAGATATAATCTGGGCATCTATTGATTGCCAAGGGATAGATTTTGCAAGTGCTGCCGTTGGTTACATCGAGAATGACACACTAATTCGTGACGTCGTTCTGGTTGCAAATTATGTTGATGCCTCAAACTATGCAATAAAATTAGACACTAGCATATATGTTGGTCAAAAATATACGGTTATTGCTTCCGCTACCGTGTTTCCTGCTGCTGGAGATATTGAGGTATTTCTTGACCCTCAGGTTAGATTAATTGACGGAAATTCAAGTGTCATCATTCCCCGTGGAACAGCGAAAACATTTATTCCTGTAGCCTGGGACTCGATCAACTCAGTGAATATTTGGGCTGCTATCTAATGAACAAAGAACTTCAACGCGCCCAAGACATGCTTGCAGCGATGCAGGCACAGCGCGACAATGCCTTGAACGCCGTTGTCATGATGCAAGCCGATCTCGCCGACGCTCGCCGTGTCGTGGACGCGGCAAACAACGAAATGACGGAATTGCGTGCCCATCTCGCCGCGTCACAGGCCGCATATATCGAGATCATCAAACCATTCGAGCCTGACCATAGGGGAACGACGCTTCCGGCTGGCAATGAACAAACGCTTAACGGAGGGGTTGTTTCGTCACAGGTCGATGATATCCAAATAGGTGTACCGACGATTTAGCCTAGTGACGCAACGCCTTGAGAATGTTAAAATTATGCCAGAAACCGAAAAGGTGGAACACCGACTAGACAGTCTGGAACTTCAAGGCGTGGAACAGAAAAACCGGCTTATCCACGTCGAACGGTCACTCGGCGAGGTTGCGCGAAATGTGACCGAATTAGGAAGCAAGCTAGACACAGTCGTTACAGCCGTGACAACGGTTACGGCACAGCCAAAGTTAGACGTTTACAAGGTCGTGCCGCTCATTGTTGCAATTACTATTCTAATCGGTGCGGCCTCTACTGCGATCACTTATATTTCGAGCAATATCAACGCCGCTGAAATGGCGCGACAAGCCGAACGGTTGGTGTTCATTAGGGAACGCCTCGACAATGGTTGGTTCAAACCGACCATAATGCAGATACGCGCGCCAGGCGGCGCGGTAACACCCTCACCCTAGGGACCCTGTGATCATGACGACTGGACGACTTTCGCAGGCTGGAGCGGCCTTCTCGGCGGCGCATGAGGCGTTGTATCTGTTCGCCTATGCTGACCCTGGAACCGGTCGAGAACCGTGGACAATAGGTATTGGTCACACACGCGCGGCCGGGCTTCCTGATGTGCGACGCGGCGACCGTGTGAACATTCCCGGTGCATTCCAGATTTATTCGAACGACATGCAACCGGTGCAAGCCAGCGTCCGGCTTGCGTTCAAGGCGGAGATCAACCAGGCACAGTTCGACGCGGCGTGCTCGTTTCAGCTCAATACCGGCGCCATACGCGCGGGCTCGATCGACGACAAGTTCAACCGGGGTGACATCGCGGGCGCGCTCGCGACATGGTCACAATACAACCGCGCTGGCGGCCGCGTCATGCAAGGGTTGATCAACCGCCGCGCGGATGAACTAGCGTTGTGGCGCACCGGCCGGTACCCGCCGAGCAAGATCCTGGTTCACGATACCGCGACCGGGTCCGGCCGCTATATCGCTGCGAGCGCGGTTCCGTGGGGTGACAGCATGCCGGCGACGCCACCGCCGGTCATCACGGCAGATAGGCCGCTTCCGCCTGTGGTGCGCTCGCCTGTGCCGGCTGGCGAGCCGGTGCGCGCTGTTGTGGTCGGTGCGGCGAGTGTTGACCCGGTCGTGCCATGGTGGCGCCGGGCATTAAAATTGATTGGAGTTTCATATGCATAGATTTCTTGCCCCTGTGATCATTTGCGCGCTCGTCCTCGCCTTGGGCGACTCAGCATATGCACAAACCACGGTCGATCTCCGGTCGCCGGCAACGGAGGTCGTGACCTGGATTGCCGGAGCGCTCGGCACGGCGTTGACCGCATTATCGGCCGTCGGCATCCGGTTCGTGTTCGCCAAGTTCGGGCTCGCGAATAGCCAGTATGAACAGAACCTCAATGACCGGTTGAATGACATCATTCACAAGGGCATTGATTTTGCGCTAGCCACGGCCACAGCCGAAGTTCAGAAGCAGGGAAGCGGTCTTGAAGCTGTCAAGTTTGACAATTATTTCATGTCGGTGGCGGCTTCCTACATTGCTCCGCGCGCGGCCGATATCCTGAAAAAGTTCACCATTTCGCAGGGTCGTCTTGAAGAAATGATTTGGGCGCGTATCCCGGCTTATGCTCAGGTCGTGCCGATCACGGGCGGCGCCTCGACACCGGACACTGTGAAAGCAGTCAGCAAGGAACTTGGGCGGCCGGTCGCCACACCCGCCAAGCAGCCGGACCCGGTTGTCGTGACGGTTCCGACCGACAAGGCGAAGGATCTTCCGGATCCGCGCGGTGTTGTCGAACGTACAACGAGCGGTTCATGACAAACATCGTAATCAATAACTATTATCAAATCGATCCAGACATTCGCGCCCAACTGGACCGAATCGAAACGGCGCTTACGACAGTCGAAGGAGACGTTATCGACATGACGAAAGTAACGGATGCGGCCATTGCCAAGATGACCGATGCGGTGACTGCGGATACCAACGCCGTGACCTCGCTCGAAGCGTTTCTCGTGGCCAATGCACAGGCCGTCAAGGATCTCGCGGACGAGCTGACCGCCGAGGGTAACGACGCCGCGCGCATTACCGCGCTCGCCGATGCCCAGATCGCCAATAGCCAACGTATCGCCGCGCTGATCCTCGCAAACACGCCGGTTGATCCGGGTGTCGTGCCGGCGCCGGTTCCGACTCCCTAGTCGGTCGCGCCGCACACCTCGTGCAGGCGGTGACACCGGTTCGGGGCCTTGGCGGGCAACCCGAACCGGTCTTTCAGTTCACCGGCCGCTTGTCTAAAAACCCCTGATGAACGATGATCGTCTTGCCGTTGCAGGTTCCTTTGACCTGATATGCCGGCGCGCCGTTGATCATTCCTTGTTCACATTCGAACGTCACGAAATATCGCGGCACGTTCTCCGGACGCGGTGCCGGTGGCACCATACCGGGCGGTAAGATCAATCCCGACGGCCTGGGTTTCGGCTGGATGGTCACAGTGCAAGTCGGATGCGTGTTCGGGTTCCATGTCGCTAGCTGAGGCATCCGCCAGGCGTTTTCGATGACGTCTTCGAGGCGGTACATCTCATCCATTTTCAAACACCGATGTTATACAACCTTCACCATGCGTTTCGTCGGTGCAATTGGTAGCTTTGACAAAATGATCAATGCACCACGGGCCACCATCTACTTCATCACAATAATATAGAACGTTCGTTTTACCTGGTGCGGCACAAACTACGCATTTGCTTTCTTGATTATTGTCGGTTCTAATTTCCTGTTCTTTACGATGGTAAGTTCTTTCTTCAATCACCCGGAAAATTTGCAAGCTTTCGGGTTTTAGTCTATTCCACCAAGGCATGCCGTCCCAACGTAACCATACCTTACGAATTTCTTCGATGGTTTTCCATTCTTTGGCTTTTAATTTATCATCCCAACAAGCGGGATAATCTTCGCTTTCACCAAGCCATATCACATCATCTTCACGTTTTGCGTAAGATCCGTCGGCATTTTTGACTTGATAGCAATGTGCGCTTGCTATGAAAAACTCTTTAATTTCTTTAATCATTGAGTATCCTCTAAAGTCTGGTCGATGAAATCCACGACCGTTTCGTGTTCGCTGTCCGTTGGGTCCATCCAAACCGTACATATGATCGACAGCTTATTCGCGGGTGAGGTGATTGCTCGGCGCACGGCCGCGAGCGCTTCGCGCGTATCGCGCAGCTTGTCTCGATCGTCCAACATGGGGGACATTGGCTCGCGCAGTGCGTTGGTGGCGTTCAAGGCGGCCTGCGAGAATTTAAGGGCGTCGTCGGACTTGTCCGCGCCGACGGCCTTGGTGATCAGCCTTCTGATTTCGTCGTTCACCGGGTTCTAGCTCCGATTACAGGGTTGATGAGGGAACCGCCCGCGCCGGGTCCACGAGCGCGGGCGGGTTGGACGGCGCGGCGCGGGATCGAACCGACACACCCGCACCTGTTGGCCTAGCGACACCTACCGGGCCTTGTCCGGTCATCGGGGCTGGCGCGCTCCTGATCCGCCAGCATTGCCTAGTGGCCGTCCACCAAGACACCGCGCGGGCGCGATGCCTGGGTCGAGGGTCATGAAATCGCCGGACGCTTACGGCTTGGCTTTGTGCTCTGTCCTGATTGGGGGCCAAGCTTTCCGATCGTCCGGCGTCGGGTGCCGTTCCGCACCCTCCCACACCACCGCCGTGGTCGTGGTTCTAGTTCGACTTGCCGGGTGCGCGCGGGTCTTGTGTTGGCGGCGGCGTCGGCTTGTCGGTATCGTATTTCTCGCGGAACGCATCCGGGTCGGCTTCATATTCCTTCCGGAGATCGTCTTTACGTGTGTCGGGTGTTGGTGTCGGTTCACGTGCCATTGTTGTTCCCTGGATGGTTGACCGGCAATAATAGATAAATGATCTCACGTTCGCTTATGTCGTCCTCGACCATAAGCTTGTAAATTTGTTCAATCACGTTGGTGATAATTTGTGCTTCCACACCGCTCGCATGATTTCTCTGTATGTAATATTTCTGAATTGTTTCCAGTGTGGTCACGTCAGTTTCCCAAAGCGAGAGAAAGCACGAAGCTAGCGAACCGATCGTCCAGCATGAATGCAATTACGATGGTTGCTAGCGAAGTGGTGGCCACAAGGGCGAATATGAAATCGAAGTAAGTCACGACTCGCCCCTGTGATTATCTTACCAGGCGTAGTTTACGCCAACGCGGATGACGTCGAGATCACTATCAGCTTTGTAGCCGTAGCGGATTTGGTCGAACAGGATCGAGCCTTGTGCATTGAAGGTGTCGAGGTCGAACCGTTGCCACTCGGCGAACGCACGCCAGTTGTCCGAAAGCTTGAGATCCACACCGGCGCCATAGGTGAACGCGGTCACGGTGTCGGTTGCGTTCTCGTGCAAGCCAATGCCCTGACCAGGACGACCGACATGGGCGCGGCCGTCGACGTCGACATCGACGAAGCCAATGCCGAGCAGGCCATAGACGCCGAGCCAGTCGGTTACGCGGATGCCACCTTTGCCGGCGAGGGTCGCCGTCCAGTTCACCGTCATTTTGAGATCGCCGGTGGCCAGCGCTTCGCCGTCTTCGTCGGTGGCGAACGTGTGATGCAGCGACGCGGTCGGGCCGCCGAGATCGAACTTCACGACCGGGCCGCCATAGAGTCGGCCGGCTTCAAAGTTGTAGCCGATCTGTACGCCGCCGCTGAACTCATCGCCGGACATGCCGGGAAGGCCAAACGATGCGGACTCGTCGCCGATGCTGATTGACGCGGATTGGCTAACGTCGATTTGCGACCAGTTCACCGAACCGCCGACATAGCCGCCACCAAAACCGATGGGTGCCTTGGTCATGGTGTCGAACGCCGGTGCATCCTTGGTCGAGCGGAGATCGGTGGCGTTTGCTGGTGCGACGTATGACATGATCACACCAGCGATCAAAATCAGTAGATATTTCATTGCGATAGTTTCCCCGTATGTTGATGGCAGTTGACCGGTGGCCGGGTCGAACGGCACCCTTCCGCGCTTGGCGTTGCACTCACCTATCGTGCTGGCCGGTCATAATATACAGCGGGCGACTCATCACTAGACGCCCGCTTACGCATTACTAAACCTTATTGCGGTCGCCGTAAGCCTGGTCGGCACGGTCCAGTATGTTTGCGGCTCGCATGTGTTGCTCAGATTCACCACTTAGCCGCGCGGCCGTTTCATTATCGCCGGCTGCGCGTGCAGCTTCGGCCTTATTGTCAAGCTCGACGCTGGCTTCGATCATCGTCTTGCTGACCTGTCCGACAGGGTGTGCATAATCGTCTGACATGGTTCCTCGGTGGGTTAGAGACGCCCGCGCGGCGGTCGGGGGATGTCCTGGGCACGACACCGCCGCGCGGGAACGCTAGGGGCGGTCTTCCTAGCGTGTTTAGTCGCCGCTCAGCTTGCGAGCGACGTAAGTGAAGATGTTGGCCGCGTGCCGGGCGTCGCGAGCTTTCTCGCCGTAGGATGCGCCGGACGGGTGCGGGCCGCGATCGTTGCGTTCCAACTTTTCATATCGCGCGGCGCGTTGGGTCTGTTCCTTGGCTTGCCGTGCCGGTGACTTATCGTTTGTCGTCATTGAGCTTCCCCGTTTGAGCAATCTCGCGATGCTGATTTGCCAGGTTTTCCAGCCCTTGTTTATCGGCCTGCTCGACGTAATCTTTTGGATTGATCGCATCGGCCTTGGCCTGGGTTTCATCGGCGAGCTTTTGGTGAACGTGAGTGTTCACCGGACCTTTGTTCATGGCTTGATCCTATTCGCTACATTATCGAGCGTTTCAGCAATGTTGTATTCTGTTTGGGCCTTGTCGTAGCAATCACGTTTCATCGTCTCGCTACCGGACACATGACCTTCCTTTGCCAAAGTATCGCCGGCCGCCCGATGGTTTTCGGCGCTTTCCTGATACTTGGTTTTATCGTCGTTCATCGCGTTGGATATTCCCGTTTGATTTGTTCAATGCGCTGGAGCGCGGCGTTGCCTGCAAGTTGTCGCTCTCGGTAAATTTGACCAGGACAATGGTCGCGCTTGCCGGTGTTGACGAGGTTTAGGCCAGCGGCATATTGCAACTTTAACCAATTGACGGCCGTGCGACGCGCCGCGTGCAATTCATCAGCGATGTGATCTGGCATTCTGCTCATAATATCTTTCTCCATTTGAGCGAGATAGAAAGACCGTAGGTCCTTTTAGTATATGCAGGACCTACGGTTGAAGTAGCTAGTTCGCAACGATTTTCAGATGCGATTTTTTGCGTGGTGCTTTGCGCATGCCCGCCGCGACCGTTGCGGCGTAAACGCTCATTTCATCGCGTGCAACCTTGCCTGCCAAGATTGGATATTCACGTTGCAAACGTTGCAAATAGTAATCTTTGGAACCGCCCTTCGCAGGCTTTGCAACGGTTTGCAACGGCTTCTCGTCGGTGCCTGTTATGATCACAGTGGCTTCGCGGCGGCGCGGCGACAGGCCGAACGCCAGGAAGATGAAACCACCGATCTCAAGGCCAAGCGGCAGAAGCAGCGGCACGTAAAGTTGCACTTTCGTCTCGTCAATGCCGAGCACTGCGGCGAGGCGATCGGACCCGGCGTCGACGGCTTGCACTGGCTTTGTGGTTGTCAGCGTCTTGCGGGCTTCATCAACCTTGCGTTCCATATCACGGCAACGATTGCCGCGTTTGGCACATTCGGCCTCCATGGACCGTTTAGCGGCCGTGTAGGCTTCATCGGCAAGCTTGGCGGTGCGGTTGATCGTTTCGGCCGTTGTCACCTTACCGGAGACATAGCCGCTCGATCGTGTGATCGATGCTGACAGGCTGAACCCGACGGCCAGCATGAAGAACAGCCAGAGCATCACGGCCTTAGCGGGTTGGCCCGATTTCATCGCCCGTTCCGCGAGTGGCGGCGTCGAGGCTGCGCAGATAGTGACGATGATGCCGGCGGCAACGAGTGGTGAATTCCAGCCTTCCGAAGTTGCGACGTGTTCAGCGTTCAACCAAACGGCCGTTGCGGTGAGGCAGGTTCCGCCGATCACGGCGGGGATTTTCCAGATGAGGTTGCTCATAATATCTTTCCTTGGGTGAGCATGATTAAAACCACCGACTATTTGTCGGCGGAGTATAGCGACGCGCTATGCGGTGGGATCAGCCGGACCCTCGCGGGTCCGACCGTCTCGTGCTTTACTTGGGAGCGTATTTCCGGCGGTACTCGTCGGCGTAACGTTCGGCCTCGGCGCGCTCGTAAGCGGCCTTGTTTTTCAACTTCTGAGCTTTGTTCGGGTCGGCGGTTTCTTCTGCTTCAATTTCAAGTCGTTTCGCATTGTTAAGCGATGTCGTCGATCCGGCCGCGTTCCAAGCACATTTGAAACCCTGCCAAGTATTTCCTAGATGCTCGCAGAATGTGCCGAGCTTTTTAGCGTCCAATGGTTCGGCGTGAGCGGCAGTTGAGATCATGAGTGCGGCTGCTAATGTCGTAACAATCTTAGCCATTTGTTTAGTCTCCCATACGGTAGGTCTAATCCCACCGCATAAAGCGTCGGTTTATTTGGACTGGGACTTTTCGGGTCCTCCCTGCTTCCGGTTTTTTCTAGGGTTCCCCTGATTTACTCAGGACCTTCGCGGTAGCAGTTCGTCTCTGATTACTAATATAGGTTCATACCGGTTCATAGTCAATAGTTATTTAAATTATTTTAAAATAGTTGGGGGATTAAATCCCCCTTTTTTCCCATTTTGCGAACCGGTGTCCGATTTCGTCTTTGTTTCCGGTTCCTTCTACTAGATGTCTGTGAAGGTCTCCGAAGATTTCTGCTAGTTCCTGATCTTCCGTTTCGCCGTAGTGTTTGAGTATGTATTTGTAGAGCTTCATGGTGTCCTCCGCTTCCTTCTGATTATTAATATAGGTTCATAGCGGTTCATAGTCAATAGTTGTTTTCTATTATTTCTTCGATTTCTTTAAATATTTTTGAGATGAACGTTTCTGCGTCAAGTTTACATTCGCTTTGGTTACGTTCAACGAACGTGGAATGCAGACATTTGATCCGTTGTTCAACGTTCCATGGCGCAAAGCCTGGGTTTTTATCTGGGTTTGCTTTGCGAGCGCGGATGATTGTTTCGGCCGTGCGTTTAGTCACATCTCGCGCGATGTTCTTCCATTCGTGACCCGTCCACCTTTCGACGTTCCAGCAATCACCCGCTGACCCTGTGATCATCCGGCATTCACCGACGGGTGTTGGTGTTCCCAAAGCAACCGGCGGCACGGCAGGGATGAGTACAGGGGGATCGATGTGAAATCCTTGTCGCGCCCAATGGTTAAGATCTTCTATGCTTGGATTTTCCAAATTGAAGTTTTCAGTTTTTTGGATAACGTTGAACGCTATCCAATAGCTCGCACAGGGTTCGAACATCTCGACCCATTCGCAGCCGGAGACTTGTCGACCTTGTATCCTCCATTGCTTCGTGATGCTGGTAAGATCCGGCCGGATGCGAAACACGGTTGATGCGGGTGCGGGTGGCGCCGGCATGTCGCCGGTATGACCAGCAACCTTCAGCTCGATCCGTTCGCCTTGGCGCTGAAAATCCATGATCGCAGTCGCCAGGTCGCGCACCTGGTCGCGGCTGAACAGTTCATCGGCGGTGTGCTCGCGCGGGAACGATCCGGCGCCCGGCGCGACCGATACGATTTCGGCGCCATCATTGCGGACGAGCGTCACGGTCTCACCAACCCTGTGACCATATTGCAGGATAGCGGTCTCGGCTTCGGCCTCGCTAGGAAACTGCCGCCACGGCCAAAGCTCCGGCTCACATGCTATCAACACTGATGACCATACTTCACCGTCCCATCGGGTAACGCTAAACCGGTCGGCATGATGTGGGTCGACCGTGATTCGGAATGCGCCTTCCATGATTTCGGCGCATGTCTCCGGAGCCTCGCCGGCAAGCGCGGGCGCCTCTGGTCGGCGGGCACCACACTGGCGGCAAGCGAAGTCATGACCCATGTGACATAGGCCGCCGACGGATGCTTCGTCGAATTTGCCGGTCAGTTTGTTTGCGAACAGGGTCGCGGTCTTCTCATCGCTGAAATGACCAGGTCCGACATTCACCCATCCGAAGCCGTTCCAAAGATGGACGTCAAAGTAAACAGGGTCGGTGGCCTTTGGTCCGTGATGACGCTCGATCGCGACTTGGCCGATGCGCTCGCCGGCCGGAAGGTGCGATGTGTTTGGATCAGGCGTCGGTGTCACCTCAACGCCGGTATTGCTGTCGCGTATGATCGGCGAACCCCAACGGGTTTCTTGACCGGCTGCGGCGGAAATATTGTCAACCTGAATAATCAGATCGCGAACGTTTGCCCATGCTGATGTTGGACCGACTGATTTTCGACTCCATTCGTAACCTGTCCAGGCTTCCAATGTTTTTAAATCATCGCCGGACCAATGAACAATGCGGACAAAGTTCAAGATTTCGAGCGGCGAACCATCAGGATTTGTTGGTTTCATTTGGTATTTCCGATTGGACGGTATCGATTAAGTCATCGAGTGCGTTGATTTTATTGGTTATAATCTGACAACCGTACCTGTCGGTTGCTTTTATATTAGCCATATACAGTTGGTCGCGGCACGCGGCCGCGACCAGCAAAAGCAAAGATCGCTCGGCTTCCGTCATCAGAACACCAACGCGCCGACGGTGAACGACACAACCGTGACGATCACGAACCAGGCAACCGGGTGGAGATCGGCGAACGACCAGCCGCGCCGGAACGCGCTGGCGCGGCTGGCTTCCACCAGCAAACCGGGCAAGATCCGATAGAACGACCACCAGGCGGACGGTCGCGTGATGTCTTGGCACTGAGGCGGCGAGGGTTGCCCCTGTGACCATCCCCGGTCGATCGCGCAGCCATAGGATGCAGGACACCCCTCGGCCGGGCATAGCTTCCCATCGTGGCGCGTGCAATGCCATGCTTCGAACGTCATCACGCGGCCGTCCGATACTTCTCAGCAAGCACATGTTCAACGAGCTGGTCGAGCGCGGCGCGTACTGGCGCCGGGACCGCGTCGAACGCCGCGACGGCCGGGTGGATCTGCGGGTGCTTGTCGACCGCTGCGGCGGCCGCCAACGCGGCGTGTGCGCGTGCTATGGCTTCCGGTTGACTGGCGACCAGGCGCGGGCGTGCCGGGGCTTGCGACTGGCGTGCGAGGTATCCAGGCAGCATGGACACAGGTATCCAAAGCTCATGGAAGCCGTGTGCGCCGGCGTATGCCAGCCCCGCGCCGATGACTAAGCCGGCGAGCAGCCCGGCACCGACGGCCAGGATTTTTGCGGTGGGAATGGTGAACGAAATCGTGTGAGTTTGTTGCATGACGATTCCTACATGATGAGAATGACGATCATCGTCAGACCGACGATGATCAGGCCGTGACCGATATTCATTCCGCCGCGACTTCGATCACCGGTAATTGGTGCTCGGCGATCACTCGCAACCGACGAATCAGCTTGTGCGGCACGGAACCCTTGCCGGTACCTTTGTCGAAATAGGCGTCGAGTTCGGCGAGCGTGCCGGCGCCGTCGATAAGCGCATCGAGCGCGCTCAAAGCGACGTCATTGTCCGGTGACTGGCCAGCGCGCATGAAGTCCACCAGGGCCGCGCTATAGGCGTCGAGTTCGCCGACCAGCCCTATGACCATATTTCCAGGCAAAGGCGGAGTGGCACCAACCGGGCGGTTGATGTCGGACAGCACTTCGCGGATTTTATTCGACAGAAGACCGCGTACAACTTCACTGGTTCTCTGATGCATTAGATAAGATCCTTATTTTTCAAGTAAGCCTTGCGGCGGGCGGCTTCGAGACTTTTGAAAACGATCAGGCGTTTACCGCCACGTGCGGCATTGCCTTTGTAGACTTCACCGGTTTTGATATTCTTGAGCGACCACCAATCCGGCTTATGCGCGACTGGTTGCCAATCATCTGGCATGGCGAATTCTTCACGGATAGCCGCGATTGCCACGGAGCGTACGATGTGTGCATGTTCGGGTGCGATCTCTCCGGCCGCTCGTTTGATTGCAGCTACCGCACGCATAATGATGTCTGGTTCCGAGATCATTTTAACGTTGCCTCGATCGCGATAGCGCGAGCTTCATATTTTTCTGCTTCTGCGATGAAGATTGCGGATAAACGTGGGTCTATGTGAACGAACAACAACCATTGCCACCATTTCCGACGGCGCATCGTTTCGGCATTACGACGATATTCAGCCGCAGTTTTCCTAAGAAGACATGCCTTTTCAAGCCGTTGTGCCGGTATCAAGTGCTCGTAGTTATGACCCATATCATTCACCGCGCAGATATTGACGGATTAGATTGAGGTCGTCGAATTCGGTCGCGTTCATTTTGGTGATCATGTCGACGACGAATCGAATGTTCTCTTTTGTCGCCGGTTCGCAAAACCGTGCAACGAACATCACCGCGTGACTATGGCGGTTCGATACAAGTTCGTGCTGGTGAACGATCTCGTTGAACACATAGGTTTTCAACGATTCCACGGCTGGCGTGGTCGAGCGTTGCGCCATCTTTTGGCGTTTGGTCATGATGGGGAACCCCTGTGAAAGTGGGTGACACCATGTCACCCGTTGTATGGTTCATAGCGGTTCATAGCGACCGCGTCAAATTGTGTTTACAGGCAGTATTTTCGGAATGCCGGCGCCGAGTTGATCGCCACACCCTCACCGCTGACGACGAACGGCCGCCAGCCAACGAAGCCACCGAAGCCGTTGCGAGCGTTGACCACGCCGCACACGGCTTCACCGGCCGGCGTGCTAACATAGCGCACGCCGTCGAACCGTGCGCTTTCCGCATCCCTCAACGAACGTTTGAGCGACGCAAGTCCGGCGGCTTGCACCTGCTCGGCGCGTTGAATAGCGCGTTGTTCGGTCGTGACAGCGGTTGGCTTTGAACCGCCCGCGAGACAGATCACCGCAATCGTGCCGGTGGCGACATAGATCCATGATTTCATGATTTATTCCTCCGTTTGTGACGTGCTCGTACTCGTGCGCGTATTTTTCGACCTTCTTTGCGTGCCCAATAAAGCCGGTCGATGGCGTTTTCGATCATCTTTTCAAGTTGTAAATATCGATTTCTTTCAAGATCGTTCATCAACGCCAACACTTTTTGCCGCTCTTCATCGTCAAAGTCCCGAACAACTGCCCCTGTGACCATCTCGGCTATTCCTCGCTTGGCCGGCTGAAAGCGTCGAGCACGAGCGGGTCGACGCACAACACATGTTGCGCGCGAGTGATCGCGACATAGAATAACCGGCGTTCGGCCGTGCTGATTTTGGCGTCTTCTTCGTCGCTCGCATAGAAATCATCATTGATTGCGATGCACGGCCATTCCAAACCCTTGGCCTTGTGCGCGGTCGATATGGTCACAGTGCCGGGCGGGACGCGGCCTTTTTCATATGGCACGATCTGATCGAGTACGCGCTTTAGGGTGCCGGGTCCGTACTTACCAACGAGCTGGACGAAGACGCGCAAGCCACGGCCTTCATCAGTTTCGGCGTGCTGCTCGACCTCTTTCCAGGACGCAAACCCCATGAGCGAGGCGGAGCGCGCCGGGCGGTGCTGGCGTAGCGTCTCGACGTCCTCGACCAGGGCCCGCATCTCGCCGGTACCGCCGGGCGTGGCGACCGTGCGGCCTTCGTCAAGGTATCCGATCGACTCGCCGATGACGGCGGCATTGGAGCGGCATAGGACAGCGTCGGAACCTTCGGCGCGCTCGTTGACGATCTCGTCTTTGATCATCGGGAAGCCTGACAGCGGGAACGTCTCGCCCATCGCGGCGAGCACGCGGCCGGCGCCGGCCGCGATCGTATCGCCGAACCGGAACGACGTCGTCAACCGGCATTCGGCGCCAGGCAGGATCACCAGCGCATCGCGCGCGCCGCGCCATTCATAGATTTGCTGATGGGAGTCGCCGACGGCAACAATCTGCATTTGTTGACTTTGAACGACCGCGATGAGCACAGGGTTTAGATCTTGCGCTTCGTCGACCATGATGAAGTCGCCGAACAAACGCGGGTTGCCGAGTGCCCAGAGCTTGACATAGCCGTCATGACCCATCGGCATGTCGTCGCCTGGGTCGACCATCCGGCGCCATACGAGTTGCGCGGCGAGCGGCGCCCATTTGTAGGCGAATTCCTGATCGTGATCCGAGAAGCCGGGAATTTTCGGCACATGCCGCTCGACGATCTCGACGCGGTCGGATTGGCAAAACCGGGTGATTGTGGTCGCGACGATCGAGCGAAAGAGGTCCGCGTGAAAGGGGATCT